TAGTAGTTGGTACTTGAACTACATTATTATTAACAATAACTGGTGCAAAACTTGCAGTACTAATAGTTGTAACAGGGACACTGATTAATTTGTTATTTGAAACAAGTGCAACTGGTGCAAAACTTGTAGTACTAATAGTTGTAACAGGGACACTGATTAATTTGTAATCAGAAATTAATGTTGTAGGTGCAAATACAGATAAAGTTGTAGTAGCAGTTGGAACAACTATTGTTATAGATGTAGAAGCTACACTAACAGTTGGTGGGTAAGTGGTAAAACCAAATGTAGTTGGAACTTCATACCAAATTGATATTTTTGCATAATCTACACTAACAGTTGGGCTTGCACCTCCTGCATATGCAGCTAAGTTAAATGATGAACTACTTCCATTCCACCAAGCACCAGTTAATTGTGTTCCTGTTAAATCAAATAAAGTAGAATTGTCACCTACCCAAACTTCTTCAACAGTATTAATAACACTGTTAGTAGATGTACCACTAGTGCCATAATATACAGGGCTACTTGTATTATTATTTGAAAAAGAAAAATAAAAGTTATTAGTTAAACTTGTCGTTTTAGCGTATGCAGATAAACGAATACCAGTAATAGTAGCATTTGAAGGTAATGAAGTTATATCTGAAAGTTTGAAAATTAAATCTTCAGTACCAGAAGCACCAACAATATTAGTTGCAAAAGTACTATCATTTAATATAGCATTACCAGGATTTGTCCAGGTAGAAAGACCGCCTGTTGTAGTTGTTGGTGTAGATGTAAATTCAAAATCAATAATATACCCAGATGCAGTTCCATTACCACCGACTGGCACTTGGATATAATTATTTGTACCAGTGATTTCCAGTGCAATCATTGCTTGATTTGATGCACCAGAAACAGTAAATGAAGGTGAAGTATCACCACCTTCAAACAATTGTGTCTTAGTTGTTAGTCGTGTTGTGCCTGAACTAGCGTAATTTAAAGATGTATATCCTGTATAACCAACTTCTTCAGTTATTGTTGGATATGACGAAGTTTGAACTGCAGCAATAGTGGCAAATGTTGATGATTTACTGTCTAAAAATGAACCTAATGTTAAACTTGTTGTTGTGCCTGTAGCATTATTAGTATTAAGTGGAGCAATAGAGTTACAGTCACTAATTTCCCAAACTTGATACGAATAAGCAAAAGCAGAAGATACTGAACTTGTGCTAATAAGCATTGTTCCTGTGTTAGTACTTGCTGCTTTACCATATGCAACAACAGTCTGTGTAGCTGTACCACTTCCGGCACTGTTAACTTCTGTAAATGTTATTCCAGTTTTTGAGTAAGTTGCTGTAATAGATACCGTACTTCCTGCATTACCATAATGAACATCAATAATGTACCACTTACCGGCGGTAGTTGTAAATGAAGAAGTATTAAAAGGTGAAGAGTTTAGTACTCCACCACCTGACGCAACTAAAGTAATAGTTGGAACAATTTTATTTTTAACAGTTGGAGCAAATGTAGTAATTGTAGTAGTAGCAAGAGGAACACTGATAGTTCGTGTTGTACCTATTACAGTTGGAGCAAAGGTTGTTAGAGTTGTAGTAGCAAGAGGAACAGCTATTAACAAACCTGTTGCAATAGGTTTATCAATAGGTAAACGAAGGCCTGGTTCTGGAAGCCATTGCTGTTGGGCGAGTGATTTAACTCGCCCATTTGAAAAATTAAAGTTATTTGCCATCCGAGGCTATCCCCGTTAGCCAATTGCCGTGGTAAAAGTACCCGTGTATGTCGTTGCAGTTGTAGCAGATTTAGTTATTTCTAAAAATGATAATGCAGCATCATTAAATATACGAACAAGGTTCATTGCTGTATTAACACCGTCCATCTGGGTTACATAGTTAGCAATTGGGCAAGGTATCCAAGCGATAGGATGACCTATTACAAAATTGACAACACCAGTAGCAACTGCAGCATTGCATTGCATTTGTGTTAATGCCTTTATACCAACATCTCCACTTTCTAATGGAGCAAACCATTGTTGTGCTGGATGATCTAAACGTCTAACAATTGCACTTGAATTACCAACTAAAGAAGGTAAAGTACTTGCTGTGTTTGTTTGGTCATTATATGTGCAAGTTGTCCAGTTATGAGCTGTAGCAGCTAACGCAGTACCACCAACTTCAACAAATAAAAAGTTACCACCAATATAGTCTGCATCAGTAGTGATAGTTGATTGATATCTTGTTGGAACACCAGTAACAATTTCAGCAGTTGTTGAGTTCATTGTTTTATTGACTTGGAATAAACGATCATACAACAATAAAGTATTACCACCAACAGAAGCAGATATATTTGCACCAATAAAATGTTGTGTGTCACCATTTATTGGGTTTGTAAATAAAAATGCACCTGGTGTAACGCTAGTTGGACTTTCCCCACTTGGTGCATTCGCTGCATTAGCGCCTGCAATAGGCATATTACCAACACCCCATAGGCTATTTGTAACACCAACAGTACCAGTTGCTCCAACTTTTTGAAAGTTGAAGTTATATGACTGATTAGTAGAAAGTGCAGCAATAAGCTCTGACAAAGAAGCAAAGCCAGCATTTAATTGAGTACTTCTTGATGCACGACGTAAACCTCGTTGAATTCTACGTATTACATCTTCAAATCTATCTTTTGCTGACATTTCATAACCAGCACGTATTTCGCCAATAAAATCGCCGTCAGAAGTAACAAATACTTTTCCAGGGACACCTTGTAAAGCAATAGGAGGACCGTACCAGTTACGCATACGATCTGAGATATTTTGTACATTTTCAGTTCCCAACCATTTTTCAAGTTGTCCTGAATGAGTAGAGCCTTGAACTCCATCTATTTTAGATATCACCGATTTCGTCATAACTTATATGTCCTTTTTGTACAAGCCAATCTAATAAAAGAAGGGCAATACCGCGATAAGCGGTTGGGTCTGGTGGTGTTTGAAACCAGTAGTTCAAACAATCATTGGTGTCCATTACATAATCAGTTGGCTCGCCACTATCTCTTGTAACAGAGATAGTGGCTTCCAAAGCAATAGTATCAAGAACAATCTTACTAATGTGTGCGACTGACATAAAGTTTTATGATAAAGTAAAGATACCAGAACCATTCCATTGAAGAGTAAGTGTATTACCAGAAGTTGTAGTTACATCAGCTGGAGTAGTGTCCATCAAGACATAAGCAATCAATGGTTTTACAATGCCATTTGCAGTTGTGGTATCTTTGTAGATAATCGCGTATCTTGCAACAATAGAACCACCTGAAGCTGTCCAAATAGTATCTGCTGCATCAAAAGTTACAGTACCACCTGATCTAGTCCAAGTAACTGAACCTAAAGAAGCACCACCTAAAGTATAGCCATTTGCTGTTGAAAGTTCATTAGTTAAATCCGCATAAACAGTGTGAGTTGAAGCATTAGGGGTATACGCACTTGAAACCAATGCTACTTTGAAAGTATCGGTATCTAAGTCGATAGTTCCATCAGCAATGTACTTTTTCATTGAGCTGTAAAGTGTAATTGAAGCTGCCATTTTATTTTTCCTTTAAATGATAATTTTTACTATTTATACTTTAAATTGTAGATTCAGCATAAACAATGAATGCGCCACGAAGTGGCTTTTTTATAACACCGGCTGGTGAAGTTAATTCAACATCATAAACAAAATCTTTACTTTCTAAACCAGGTGTCATTGAAATTGATGTAGTGTCTGTTGGAGGTAAAGTAATAATCATATTTGAACCAACAAAGGTTATCTTGCCATTTGCTGTTGAAAAAGTTATGATTGGAGTACCTGTATCATTCCACTTGTTTCTAACTTGCCCTATGGCAGTATAACCAGTAAAATCCCAGCCAGTTCCAGAGCCATCAACACAACTGAAAGTAGCAACAAAAGTTTCGCCTTTAATTACTTCAATGTCAGTGTCTTGTATCTTTGCTAAAGTTGTCATTTTAATCCTTATTATGAAATGTTATTTCCATCAATTGCATAACTATAACTATCAACACTAGTTGTCATTGTAGCACCTGACCCTGTACGATTTTTTGATATCTCCGCATATATTTTATAGGTGTGACCTGGTATCAATACACCCAAGGCACCAAACGTATATTTAATATTATGTGTTACAATATTTGTTTGACCAAAAATAGTATTACCAAATGCTGATAACAAATACTCATAAGACGTTTCGCCAGGAACATCTGTACCGCCAGTTACATCATATAATCTAAATCTTATTAAACAGTTAATTTGTTCAGTTCCGCCAGAAGTAATTGCGCTGTTTGAAACACACATCATAATATAACCAGTTACTATACCATGACCAGAAGAAGGCACAGTAAACTGAATGTTTCCTTTTTCATACCAGGTATTCCAATTTGAAATGGTTATATTAAAAAATGATGATGATGTGCTAAAAGATGCACTGGAAACAGTTGCTGTTGGAGTAATATCTGCTCCACTTATACCAGGAACAATTAAAGCAACACCACTTGTTAAACCAGTTGGCTCCCAATCTCCATTTGTATAACCAAATAAATTTTTTGATCTAATCCAAAAATATCCAGTACTACCAGTTGTATCCTGCCAAAAATATGTATTAGCACTTTTTACTTCTGTTACTAAAGTAGCTAATGATCTATCATTTGTAGTAGCAAACCAAATTTCAGTAGACCAAACATCTCTATCTAATTCTGGAATAACCCATTCGAGATTTGCGCCACCTAACGTTGCATAAACAGCAAGTCCTGAAAGAGACGGTGGCGCAACATTAGTAAGATTAATAATTGTCATTAGCTAATGTCGAAGATGCCGGCTGCATTCCACTGAATTGTTAGCGTATTGCCTGCGGTTGTAGTTACATCAGCTGGAGTATTATCAAGTAAAATATAAGCAACTAGTGGGTTTACAATTGAGTTTGCTGTACCTAATTTATAAATTACAGCATAACGTGCAACTATTGAACCACCTGAAGCAGTCCAGACAGTATCTGCTGCATCAAATGTAGAAGTAGCACCAGATCTTGTAAATGTTACAGATGATAGAGTGGCTCCACCATTTGTATAACCATTTGCAGTACTTAACTCATTTGTTATGTCTGCATAAACAGTATGAGCAGAAGCTGATGGAGTATAAGTACTTGCAACAAGAGCAACCTTGAAAGTGTCAGTATCGACATCAATGGTTCCATCTGCGATGTACTTGCTAAGACTATTATAACGAGTGATTGAAGCTGTCATTTTTTCCCCTTATGGATTAATTATTGGTTCCCACATTGCAATTGACAAACTAAGTAAATTAACGTCAATGAAATTATTTTTGGTTATAGAAATTGTTGGTGTTGAGCTATTTATTAAGAAACTAAAGTTCAAAATATCAATTGCATTATTTTCTGTTTTATTGATGATTGGAGTTTTCATTCCAATTACTAAATTAGACATTTTAGGAACTACTACAAGTTTAGTGTTAGATGCAAAAACTCCTACAGTTTTCATATCAATTACTAAACTTGCAGTTGGAACAGAAATATAGTTATACTGAGTACTCATAATAGTTGGAATTTTCATTCCAACTACTATGCTAACCTTAGGAACATTAATATAAGTTACATTTCCAGATACAAAAGTTATAGCCTCTTCATAATCAAAATAAGGAAACTGTGAAAACTTTACAATATATGTACCCGGCACTGTAGTTGTTATAGTTGCAGTTCCTGAGGTTATATCGATAGGCGCAATGTTTTTGACCTGTTTAGGTGTTATAATATTGCAAGATGTTGGGTTAGGTAATGAAGTTCCGAAAGTTATTGAACTTAACCCGTCTGCTGAACCAACTGTATGGTTCCAACTATTATAATCAACAAAGTAAGGTTTAAAGGTTTTTACACCACTTGGAAAGTAAATTATCATTGGATCATCATCATGATCACATAATGCTAAAGTGTTATTGACTGGAATGTTATAATAAAGATCTGAGATTGCATTTGGAAATATATCATCTACTGTGAAAACATTACTAATCTCTCCGGTAGTGTTATCATAAGTTACATAACGTTGAATTGTCATTTTTACCTCAAAAGTGTTTGAACGTAAATACCATGGCCTTTCATTGAAAGACTAATATCATTAATTATACTTGGGGTTCCTGTTATATAATTGACATTTTTTGTTATAGTTCCACCATTACTAAAGATGCTAACTCTATACTGAGTATTTGGTTGAAGTGTAGTTGATCCAAATAATACGTTAGAACCACCTGCACCAATATTGAAATTTACACTTACAGAACTTCCGCCAACCACTAAACTGCCATCATTAAATTTTGCGCCAGTCGAAGGGTTTATAAATTGACCAGTATAAACTGTATTTCCATCTGAAACTCTAACAACCTTTATTGCTATTTGTAAATTGTGAGATAGTGTATAACTATATGTAGAACTACCAATAAGACTGATTGAACTATTATCAGTAAGAGTAGGAATTGAAATAGCTTGTATAAAAGTATTGAAAGGTCCATTTACACCTGTTGGATTTGGTGTAGTAAAGGTCAAAGAGTATATTTCAATTGCTGCAATATTTACTAATTGGCTAGAAGTTGAAGACCCTGAAATACTACCTAATGTAGCAATTGTAGCACTTGTAGCAAACCTAACATCAGAAATAACTCCATTTTTTAGCTGTAAAGTATCAATTGTCGCATCTGTTATGTGAGCACTACCACTAATCAACTTACCGATTTGTGCTGAGTTTGTTATTAGTAACCCTGAAGTAAGTTGATTAGCTCCAATTGATTGAGAAATAATTTTATTTCCATCAATAATTGGCTTTCCATTTGAAACAAGTAAATCATTTCCACCTTTATAAACTGCAACAACATCATATCCAATAGTAAGAGCAGTAGAGTAACTTGTTGTTGTTGCAAGAACTCCAGTTCCATAACTATAGTAAATGTACATTATACCAGTAGTCCAAGTTGCACTACCTGCAGCTATTGCAGTTGTAGTCTTAGTTCCACCATAACTTGCATCAACCGAACCAGCTCCCCAACTAACAGTATTTCCAGAAACAGTGAAGTCTAAACCTGAATAGATGAAAACATATCCACTATCAACAGAAGTTGTCGTATCAGTGTATGTTGATGTGTAGTTAAGACCTGTTTTACCAAAATAATCATATGCAGCTGCTTTATAGTAGTAAGTAGTTGCCGGAGTTGATTTTAGAGTTATCAGTTTATCAGGGCCATCATAAACAAGATTAGTAGAAGATGGTGTAAAACTAGAAGTAGTATCTCTATGTAAAACATAACCATTAATGTCAGTATCTACTCCATTATCCGCAAGGGTTATGAATGACGAATTATCAGTACTTTGGACTGTCATACTGATCATCGCAGGCGCTGCATTAGTGAAGGTTTTTGATGCATATGTGGTACTTTTTCTATTCACTGCATCAACAGCATAGACTCTTACATTGAAAGTTCTCTGTACTCCATTTTCTATCACCATATCATCATAATAATATGTATAAGACGTTTGATCTATTCCAATGAACTGAGATCTTATCATTGCATCAGCAGCATTTCGAATTTCAACATAATACTGTGAAGTTTTTGCATTTGGAAGATTAGCATTTGCAGGATTTTCAGTCCAAGAAAATGAAAGATCCTTAGTAGTGAATGTAGTTCCAGTAGTTCCTGTGATAAAGAGATTAGTTGGAGGCAGAATTGTAGTTACTGCTGCATCTATAACTGACTGCGCTGTCGCAGGAAGAGATATTTTACCATCTACTCTAATTGCAACAATTTCAACTTTGTATGTGCCATCCGTAACATTTTTGATTGTAAAGTCTTTTGTTGAAACAGTTTCATAGGCAGACCAAGGGTTCAACTCACGTAACCAACGTATTCTAAAGTCGAGAACATTTGGATCAGTCTGTTCCCATTTTACGCGTAAATCAGCCGTCTTTCCATAGACATTATCATTATAAGTAACAGTTTGGAATGTGATATTTGTTGGTGTAGCAACTGAAGGTTGGCTAAAGGTATTAGAAGTTGGTTGAGTTGCAATTGAAATATTTTGTTCAATTGCGCTCCATTTTAAAGGATCATAGAACTGCGCATTTATTGAATAAACACCACGCTCACTTTCAGTTATTGCAATAATCTTAAAGTTTCTTGGAACAATATGTCCTGTTGAATAACAAAAGAACTCTTTATTTGTATAATCACCAGTAGGAAGAGCACTATCAATTGTCACAGTACTTACAGTTCCTGCAGCAGAAGTTATAGTTCTTTCAATAATGTTATCATTTGCGATATTTGTAAAACCAATCTTGTAGGTATAGCCACTATCAAGAGTTACAGGGCAAGAAAGAGTTACAGTTGTTTCAGATACATTACTTACACGACCTGCTAAATATGTGTTTTCATTTGAAATATAATCATTATCCATTAGAGTTACAACATCACCAACTTGAACATCTACTACATTCAATGCAAGGCTAAATGTCACTAAGTCTGCTTGTTTTGCTTCTGAGTAAAGTACCCATCTTGCCATACGTTGAGCATAACTTTCAGTTACACATCCAAATGCAACAAGGTCTTGAACATTATAACCCCAAATATTTTCACCATTGCCATAATTGACAGTATGAGTTGCGCCTGAAGTATTATTTTCGACTGAAATAGTTCTTGGAAGATAATAATTATTTTTATCATTGAAAGTTACATTCACTGCAGTAACGCGGGCTGCTGCATCAACAGTAGAATAAACAAAACTGCCTTCTATAACATTAGCATTTGTTATGATCTTAGTTGCTGTAGTAGGTCTGTCTTGAATAAGAGTGATCTGATTGCCTGCCATCGCAAGATTAGCACGCATATTTGATGCTACAGCATGTAATAGTTGCCAAGCATCAGATTGCTGTTGAATAACAGAGTTGAAGGTATAGCGTACTTCATATCCACCTTTTCCATCTGGTACTAAGCCATCATTATACACAGAACAATTATAGAACTCCCATTTATCAACAAGAATAGTTTGATTTAGATAAGTTGCGACACCATAACGAGTATTAGTCAATAAGTCATAAAGTATCCAAGCAGTGTTGTCTGTCCAGGCAGTAGTAAATGTTCCATCCCAAGACCCAGTATAAACACGAGTAGTTGGGTTATAGTTGCTTGGTATTTGAACCTTTAGACCAATAACATCATATCCGCGTGTCGGAATTTGATTACCAACACTTTCTGCCGGTACAGTAAGACCTACATATGCAGTATTATTATAAGTTTCAACAATCTCTTGTATTTCTGTCCATCGTGCAAACTTGAAAGAAGACTTCATTGATGCTAATGTATCATCAGCTGAAATACGACGTACTCTAATATCCCAGTTTGCCGCAGGTGCAGTTACACGATGTGATATTTCATAAGAAGAAGTAGTTTTGCCAGTAAGAGTATGATTAACAACTTCTGTCCAAGTTCCAGAGGCAGTTGGTTTTACATCAATAGCATAATTTACAGAATATCCATTTAGATCACCATTTGAAGTGTCTTGTTTCCATAGACCGTCTGGCAACATAATAGTTACACGTGCAGCTTGAACTCCTGAACCAATAACTGATTGAGTTGAAGGTGAATCATAAGTAACATTCACATTTTTATTTTGTTCGGTCTCTATTGAACTGAAACCAGGGATATAAGTTTGACTTGGAAGACCATAACGCTGATCAAAAGATACATTAGTAAAGTTATAACTTCCGTCAGAGTTCTGTATAGGAGTTGCATTCAAAAATGCCCCTTTTGCACCACCAACAACACCAACAATTTCACCTTCTGAAAGTACTTCAAGAACGCGAACAACTGCAGATGATCTAAGAGTGTTAGGAGCTTCTTGTGCAGCACGCGCTTGACTATTCTTTGATCCACCACCACCACCATTATGAACCTTTATCCATTCTGCTTTTCCAGTGGTTACTTCACAAGTTGTGCTAACGAAGTAAGTATGAAATGGAGAAACTTCAAAGTTATAAACCTTGAAACCTGGTTCATAGGTTTCACAAGATGTTCGTTTGATTGATGTGATTTCAAGTGTCTCACCATTCATATTAGTAAGTTTATCACCAACCTTGAAATCGTGAGCTAATCGATGTTCATTAGTAGCAATATCATACAGTGCATGATTGCCAGTGCAGATAAGAAGACCATTATTGAAATTGAAAAGATCATCACGAATATCAGGATATTCGTGGATATTTACAGCAAGGATCATTGAAAAGTCAATTTCACCAAATCTATCATAAGACAACAAAATATCACCAACATTCAGGTTTTCAATTAATGTATAACCAGTCTGAGTTCTTACAAATGTGCCTGCTGGGAAACAAGATCCACCACCACCACCTGCGCCATGTATTTCTTCACGTTCGCCAATGAATGTAGTGTCTGCAGTATTATAGTAGTGATAATCGTAGTATCGGTTATTACTTTGCTTTCTAAGATCTATTTTTGAACGTTTTTTCATTTACTTCCTTAGATTTGTTCAACTGTCATACCAGCTGAAATAACTGTAGAACCTGTTAGATGTCTTCCATATACAAGAGGGACTGGTCCACCTTGTTCAACAGTATTTACTACTCCGTTAAATAAAAAAGATGGTCGTTGTGATATTTCTGCAGCTTGATAATTACCCATCTTAGGAGATTTTGTCATTAACTGTGTTATACCTCCAGCTGCTGAACCAATACCTGCGCCAATCATTGCAACACCAATCGCTGTAAGATATAAACCACCAATCCAATATAAAACGACACCAACAATAATCAGAATAACACCAAGAATGATACGTCCTACACCACCTGCGCCAGCTACTTGTGGGAAAACATGTATTTCATTATCATCAATGAACATTTCCACTTCTTCTTCACCTCTAAAGTTATCTGTAGCAACCGGTTTATCAGACTTTGTTTCGCGTTTGCCAGTAGTTATATGCCACATACCAGATTTGATACGTTCTTTGAACTCATTGCCAAATCTGCAAGATAAACCTTTGAAAACATCCTGAAGATTGTATCCATAAATGCTAATTGGTTTTTTGCCATATTTCTTGCCTAAAAGACCGTGCAGATAAACTGTATGCTCTCTATCTACTTGTTCCATTATTGATTTACCTCTTTATGACGAAGTGCTTTGCTAAATTGTCTTTTCCATTTAGCAATGCTATCTTCACAACTTTTACGATTATGCAGGTGGTGTAAAAATGTTTCCTTTGAAGTTACAATGCCAATGTGATTAGGTGTACGTGATGCAATTGAATAAAGAAGAGCATCACCTGGAAGGATATCATCAATCTTTATTTCATAGAAACCTAAGTCTTGATATCTTTGAAGAATAGTATATGGGTTCCATTCTTGCCAATCTGCTGGTCTTGGCTGTGTACCGAATGTGATATTGTAGTTCAGTCGATAATAATCACGAGCAAGCGCGAAACAATCTTGAACATTGCTAATATAGTCTCTATTTATTAAAGGCGGTATTTCATCTACACCAAACCAAAGAATGTCTGTTATATTTTCGCCATCGCAATGAACAATACCAAATGGAACATCAGTTGCTTCTTGAGATAACATATCTTCATAAGAAGGAGTTCTTGGATCAAAAGTAATATCCCATTTCAACATTGTATGTGAATGGATGACCGCATAGTCTGTTCCTTCATACTTTTTACTTTCTTCTAAGTCAATTTGAAATAGATTGCTTGGATCTTCTGCAATATTTTCTACAGGAATAAACATTCCATCTACTACAAAACCACAACCTTCTTGTGGATAACAACTTATAATATGTTCTTTGAAATCATTATAGTTCTTTATTTCAATCATTGTGTCTCCTTATCTCACACGAACACGCGATACACCAGGGAAGCCAAGATCACGAAGTATTTGACGTCTTGGTAGTTGAAGACCAGGTCTATCTAATGGACCGGCAAGTTCAAATGATAAGTTAGTTTTGATAGAACTTGGTAATTTCTTAACAATATAATGTTCTTCAATTGGAAAGTATGCAGATGTGTTAGGAGCACTTCCTGCATCTGTAAATTTGTAAAATGTGCGCCATCTTATAACTTTCATACCAACGAGATCACCAAGTGAAAGAACAGCAGCCATCAAGAACTTATTAACATTACTTAATGTTAGTTGAGGTCTACTAGGCGCAGTTCCATCTGCCTTATTATCATAACCAGTTACTTCAATAGGAAGAGGATAATAACTATTTCCTCTCCAAACAATTGGAGTTGTTCCACCTGCAGAACAATTTGTGTAATAATAGATTGTTCCGCCAATCGCAGTTGCATCAAAGTCAAAGAACTCCATATAAGCATCTGGATTGAGTAAGTTACCTTCTTGTTGAATAGTTGTCATTTACGTGCCAAGATCGAACTGCTGAGTGATATTAAAAGATATAGAATAAAGATTACCAGAAAGTGGTGCTTCTTTAAATGTATCTTTATCTATTCGCCATTTTTTTGATGCACTATCTCCATTAGCAGTATAACTAAACCAAACATCACTTCCGACAGTCTCATAAAATGTATTTAAAGTTGCTCTGTCGGTTGAATTTAAGTTATCAAAAACGATTTGCCATTTGTCAAACTGTGAATTGTATCCATCTTTAGCGAATTGACCAAAACCTTGACCAAATTGAGATGCTAATATTCTATTACATCGTGTCTTACGCGATGCTTGAGATACTTTTGTTATTAGCGGCATTTCAAGTGCAGTCATTTTATCTCCTTAAAAAGCTGTCTGAATTTGAGTTGGGTTCAATATATTGCCTGAACGTTTAGCATTTGTTATGCGAGTATCTACTAACTGTTTCAATTGTTCTCTAATTGCTTTAGCAAAACGTTGTGATTGTTCTTCAGAAGTTTCATCATCTTTAGCTTGTAATGTGACATTTATTGTTCCAATGTTTATTCCACCATCTGATCCACCTTGAGTTCTTACCCCAAGTTTCCCATCTGCCCCTCTCGCAAGTGGCATAATAGCTTCAGGGCCGGCTTCACCTGCCAAACCCATCTTTCCACCAGCCATCGGGAACATTTTAGAATTTGTTAAAATATCTCCATTAGCAAATGTTTGAACTCCATTCATAAACGCACCACCATTTGCATAACTACCTGAGACAAATGAAGGAGTAATAGTCGCAGCATTCTGAGCTGCAGTAGAAGATATTGCTCCTCCTGCTCCACCACCTGCGGCTCCTGTAACCATACCAATCAATTGTTGAACTGCATACATAATCAACATTTTAGCAATAAGCATTTCAATTTGTTTGATAATTGCCATACTCATATCAGTCCAAGAAGATTTGCCAGATATTGCCATTTCTGTCATTCCAGAAGCAATCTGATCAAATGCGCCAGTTGTAACATCAACCATTTTAGTAGTAAATTGAGATGTTATATCACCTTGTTGAGCAGTCTGATCTTTATAATGTTGAGTAAGTTTTTCAAGATAAGTACCATTAATTCTTGTAAGTTGCTCAGTTTTTTGTTTTTCAAGTGCCTGAACAACATTAGCTTTTTCTTCTTCAAGCAATTTAGTTGCTAAACCTGCAGCTCTTGCTTTAGCAATTTCGACATCATATCTGTCAGTGTATGATTTAATTTGAGCTCTAGTACTAAGTTCAACTTGTTTTACTTTATCATTTTCTGCTTTTGCAACAATATTTTCACCTTCATCAATAAACGCAGACATTGATTGTTGAGATTCTTTTATTAGTTCTTTTTCTTTTAATGCATACTTTTGTTTAATTAAAACTTTTAGTTGTTCAGTTAACTCTGTTGCTTGAACTAATTCAGCGCCATGAAGTTTTGCATCTTTTAATTGATGATCAGCAGTTGAAATTTCAGTTGCTTCAAGTTGTCTTAATTTTTCAATTTCATTTGTTGTGGTATCTGCTGCAATACGCATTTTAGCCATTGCCAAATTTTCAAACACTTGCTGTGAATGTTCAGCGTATCTTTCTTCAGCTTTTTGTTGTCTTTCGAGTTCTCTTCCAGCTGAAGAACTACTAGTTGAGTCTTTTTCGTCATTTGTAAGTGTAGTTGCGCCTATTGGTCGTGTTTTTGTTTCACCAAGTCTATTAGTATTTTCGGTAACTCTATTAGATAACTCAGTTGATTTTTGCTCAAGGGTGTTGATAGCTTCTAATCTACCTTGAAGTTCTTTTGTAACGGCTAATTGTTTATCTCTTGCTCTTTCTGCAGCACCACGAGCGGCAGAATTAGAACCTTGGCCATCAACATCTCTTTGCGCTTTATTTAATTTTTCAGTTGCATCAGCAAGATCTTGCGTAATAACTTGTTTCTTTGTTAAATCACCATTAGCTATTGCAATTGACCCAAGTAACGAATTACCTTCATGCCAAGCAGCAAAGAAGTTTAGTACAGCTGTAGTTCCTTGAATAACATACTTAGTTAAGTCAAATATGATATCAGAATTACCAATGATTGCTGATTTGACCTCTGTTTCTAAATTTCTTGAAAGTTTGTCCCATTCATCATTCATATTTGATGCTTTATTAGCATTTTCATTGCTAATAACATTAGCGTTTGCCATACTTTCTTTCAATTCATCAATTGTCATTTTGCCGTCTGCATAAGCAGTAGCTAGATCAATCATTGAACCAAGGCCAGCGCGTTGAGCAACAGCAGCTCTTTCATTTACATCACTGTATTCAGAAAGAGCTTTAATTTGAAGTAAAAATACATCAGAACTTGATTTGCCATCTCTAATCGCATTTTTAACTTCAGTTCCTAGTAGACCTATTGATTTAGTTGCTTTAGTTGAACCAAGTTCATAAAGACCAATCATCTCTTTAGAACTTTCAAAAGCTGAAGTCAAACTGTCGACATCTGAATTTAAATCAATTGAAATTGCTTGAAGACGTTGAAGTTCCTCAGCTGTAACGCCAAGTTTTGCAGAAGTTTCAGCTAAACTATCACCAAATTCGAGAGCTTTTTTTGTAGCTTCCATAAAACCATCAACACCGACACCAACAAGTGCTAGCGCTAAACCTTTTACTAAACCACTTGCAACTTGCGCGGCTGAGCCAACACCTTGTATCGCAGTTTGAGCTGTAGCTGCACCTGCGGCTTGGATATTAACAACTATTGTTGAAGCTACATTTGCCATATTAGTCCCGTGAAGTTCTTTTATTGAGTGCTGAATTTAAAACCGTTGTATACTCTCTATCTAACATAAACAAAATTTCTATTTCGGCTGGGTGGAATGTTAATTGAAATAAACGCTGATAAGCATCAAACTCAATTATAGAAAGTTTTTCATAATAATTGCTTTTATACAATAAGATGTCCCAGAACTTTCTAACATACTCTGAATAATCTTCTTTATATGTGGGGATATTGTCAAGTGGTGTTTTTAATCCGATTTTAGCAGCTTCGGCATATTGTTGACGAGGGGTTATGCCATTTGTGTCTGGTGTATCAATTTCTGCAATAAAGCGAAGATATGCTGCTACTTCTTCTAGTTCTTCAAAAAAAAATTAGTTTCGTCTAAGATATAGACTTGTAATTGTTCTAATATCCAAATATTGTCTGGACTTGAGATTAAGTTAAAAGCTTCTTCTTTGCTGTATGGTACATCAATTGCACCATTATCAAGCCAACCAACAATTAAAGAAGCTACAAATTCATGGGCTTCTTCAGTTATTTTGCTGAACAAATCAGATTTTTCATTTGACCCATTTGCTTTTATTTTTCTCATAAAATCAAGCCATTGTTGGCTATTTCTACCAACAAGCCAAATTTCCAAAGGACCTTTTGAGCCGTCTGGTAAGTCAAATTCAGTAATTGGATGTTTTATTAATTGAGCTTCAGTAATAACATTTCCATCTAAATCTTTTACTTCAGGAATAAACTCTTCAGTAAAATTGAAAGGATGTTTGATTTTAAGTTTGCCGATTTGCGGTTTTAGTGTTTGTATTTGAATTGAAGCCATTTTAATGTCTCACTTGAATTGATATGTATGAAGACGATTAGACAGTCAAAAAACTGTCTAATCGTACTTTCTATTTATTAAGCGCGGGTTATCTTAACAGTAGTTGCTTCAGTTGCATCGAAGATTGCTGTAAAAGGCATAGTTACAATAACTGTATTGTCATTATTAATAACTTGTGTTGCAGCAGAATAAACAACTGCAGGTAATAAGATAGTGTATGAACGAGTGCCGTCCGAAAGTTTAACTTCAAGACTTGATTGAGTTTCATTTACGAATTTGTTATATAGTGTGCTGTCACTGAAGTAAAATGTTGCTGAACCAGTTACAGAAGCTTTAGAAGAGGTAATTGAACCAGCAACCGCAGAACCTAAGTAATAATTTGTATCAGAGCCATTTTGAATGTTCAAGCTAAATGCAGTCATTAAAGTAGTAACTACACCACCTTCTTTGAAAAAGTTGCTTGCATTGATATGAACAAATGGTTGTGGTGCAGTTGGAACTGAGACATAAGTAGCACCAGTGATAATAGATGTCGCTAATGCGTCAGCATCTAAACCAGCAACAGTAAATTTAGCTTTTACTGGAGCATTCAGTGCTACATCAATTGAAACACCAGTTGCTTGGCAACCTCTATAACGGAAATAATTACTAGTACCGGCAATATCAGTTAATGTTTTTTCAAAGGTAAATGATTTTTGAGTATTACCAATTTTCAAAACATTTGAATTCCAAGCATTATTGAAAACACTTTCAAACCAAGGATCAAATAAAGTATTACCAGAAGGAGTAGCACCTACACCAAGTAAAGTTACTGTTACATCACCAGAAACTTTCTTGTTACCATGTTTGAAATAGTGGTTCTGTCTATCTGCTTGAATTGTGCTGTCATTAAATGTATCTTTTGCAAGCAATAAAGAAAAATCATTAATTGGAACAATATTGAAAGCAGGTGTAGCAGGCGTTGTTCCAGCAGTACTTTCTGTAATATATCCAATACGGGTTTGTGAGCCAGTATTAAGTGCCATGAGTTATACCTCGAGTTGTTTATGTTAATTTCTATTTATTGAAGCAATTATACTATCAATATCATTTAAAGTAGTTGCAACCATCGCTGCTGGCAACTGATGTGATGTACCATTTTCGACATAGCCAGCATATGGTACATCATTTATAATTTTATTATTTTCTTTTTTCCAACCATCTCTTAATGTACCAGAAAGCACTGGAGTTCTGTCAACTATCTCGCTAAATACTTTGTCTTCAATTTCAGTCAAATAGTCTTCCAAATCTTTAACTACCCAATTTGCAATTTCTTCAGGTGGCACATTATAAGTTTGCAAGTTCTTCACCGATTTTAATTTCAGTAAGAATGTTTAACAATTCTTCAGAAGACACAAAATAATTGCCATCAATTAAGTATGTTTCTGGTGTTTTTTTGATTTTAAAAGAGTTTTCTTCAGTTGAAACTAACCAAGTGCAATTTTCAACTTTTTCTAAATTATATGTAGTCATTTTAACTCCAATAGCTCCATTCAATACGAATTGGAATGTGTGTAAATTTATTGTCTTCAATTAAAGCATTTACTCTGTAAGCTTTCCAAATCATCAATTGACCAAGTCGTAAACCTTTAGGAAAAGTATTGATAATCAAATCAGCTAAAGTATTTCCATCATCTGGGCCATAACCCACTGGCACAAAGCAAGATACTTGATATAAACCACGATATTCAGTGAGGCCATTTGATCCAATTGAAGTAAAGTCTGGAATTGTTGGCAATAAAGAACTTCTTACCCAAGTTTCAGTAGCTTTACTGTCTACTTTTCTTGTATTTTCTTTTACTAAAGTTGGCAATGTTGAAATTGTTTCAAGTCTTGCATCAAGTAATTGCTGAATAAGAGTGTAATTTGAAGTTGACATTATTCTATTAGAAGTTTATATGCAATTGAAATAGCACTTGGTTCATACTTTACAACATCTTTAATTAACCATTCTTCTTTGTTAAAAGAGATTGTATCACCAGGTTGTGGAACAAATTTAATCTTGTTAGCAACATAACAAATTTTAGAGACATTATCATTTAAACTTTCTTGCCCTTTATTTTCTGAAGTAGCAATGACAATGTAAGCTTGTCCAAGTCTTGCTCCAAGGCGATTAAAAGCTGCCTTAATTCCTAAAGAAGTTAACTTGTTATTTACTTTATTTTGTAGATCAGTAATGTTTAACATCTTCTATTAGCAAATGAAATTGCACCATGACTTGGCGTATCAGTACCATAAGTACCACCACGTGATCTAACAAAAGCAAAAGCAACCATTGAAGGTAATTTTGTCAATTGAGTACCACATTTTTTACAAATTGGTAAATCTATACTTTCATCCCAAAAATGTTCAGAAATATCTGAGCAATTTGAACATTCGAAATCAAATAATTTCTTCATAAAACAAACCTTGCAGGAACATAACCAACTGTTTGACCATTTAATAAAGGAGCTAATATTAAATCAATTTTGTTAAAACCTTCATAACTTTCGCTAGCAGGTCCAGTGTTATAAGAAGAATTAAATTCTAAATCACCAAGTTTAACAATATCTTGTTTAAGATATGAATTGGTGTTAGCTTTTGGAAATATATCTACACCTTGTAATGACAAGAGAGCTATTTCACAGACGGCCTTTTTCAATTGAACTGGAATAGTACCAGCACTAATTATTTGAGAACCATTGATACACAATGTGTATCTTGGCCACAATAAAGCTTGATTGTAATAAAGAGGTGTTGATTGAAATCTTTGACCATATAGCAAGTCAACTGAAGCAGTAGCTTGAATTAACGCAGTTGTTGTGTCACCTGTCCAATCTGAATTATTGAATAATGTAAAATAGTCGTCTGCGAACGTTAAATCGCAATAGCTATTAGCATTAGCAACATTTGTTCCAGTTTCTACTATTAATGTCATTATTATACCTCGACTGCTTCAGTCCAACCTGCTTCTTTATAGATTTCCAGTTCTTCAACTAAAATTTCAAGTTCAACTTCAATGTTGCCATCAAAGCGGATAACTTTTACAGTTTTTTCTAATTTAGCCATTTTGTTTTTCCTAGTTATTAAAAATGGCGTACCATTATGGTACGCCATTTACATTTGACTTTATTAACCAAGCAAGGTTGTAATAAAGTCACGTTTAACGGCTTTAACACCCCAAGCAGCACCAACTTCAATTACAGTTTGGTGATATTGACCATAAACTGCAACTAAGTAACTTAAACCAGAATATGGATCAGTTATAATAGTTTGATCAAGAGCTGCATCAAATTGTGGCATAATTGGAGTACGTGCAACAATATGCAAACCGTCACGAACTAAAGCAACTGAAGGAGTATAATTGTTACCAACAGTAACAGCAACAGCTGAAGCAGGTAAAGCAACCCTTAAACCAGGTTCAGCGATAACAACATTACCAGGACCAGAAATACCAGTAACAACTGTGTATTTGTTGGTATCACCAGCAAAAGTGATTGTATCACCGGCTAAGATAGTACCAGAACCAGTAATCAATGGAATTGAAGTAGTGCCAACAGCAAAGCCAGTAGTATTAGTAGTATATGAAGTACCAGAACCTTTGTTGTGAGTAGTAAATTGGTTACTTTCATGTTGTTCAAAACCAAACAATGAACCAAGAGTACCACCACGTAACATACTATCAGTACCAGCTTCATTAACTTTAAACAGCGCTGATTGAGTACCACGTAATTTTGCAGAAGCAACAGTATTATAAACAATATGTCTGTCAGCTTTAGGAGCACCATTGTCATCCAAAATTTTATTAATTTGAGCGATATCAGTCATATCACCAGCAGTAGCAAAAGGAGTAGTACCAGCCGTACCATACTGACGACTTGAGTTGTTAACAGCTTCAAGTACTGCATCAGCTTCAATTGCATTTGTCAAAGATCTGAATGCTTGTGCCCATTGGTTATTTTTGATTGAGCCAAGGTTAGCACCAACAGAACGCTCTTCCTCACCATTCCATAAGAAAGTTGCAGATTTTGCGCTGCTGATAGTCATTGTTCCAACACCAATTGTTTGGCTACCAGAAATTGGAGCAGTAGCAGCAGGAGTAATGGTGCTAATTGAAACAGAAGGAACAACATTGTAACTGATTGTTGCATTTAATGCTGCACCAGTAACATCAGCATTAATGTAAGCTGCAGGGATCATACCGACTTGCTCACGAGCAACGATATCAGCAGCAGTATAAATTGTTGGGATTAACCCAGTAAGAACGTTAGCCATTTTAGCCTCTTTTAATTAATAAGTGTGTAATTTTTTGCTGCAGCTGCTTTTTCTAACTGTGGTAAGTTATCAAATTCAGCTCGCGTCATAGTTTTTTTGCTTTTTACACTTGGGTCACTTGGTGACTTAGGTGGTACAGATGGCACAGTTGTCTCAAATAAGAAACTATGTTGATTTTTTAGTTTCTTAATTGCCGCGTCCATACTTATCGTATCTAACCCGGTGTCTGCATCCCATTCAATAAGTTGATTATCAATCAATTTTACAGCAGCATCAAAAGCATCTGGTTTAACTGAAAGTTTAGCAAGATTAGCTTTTACAGCTCCTTCAATTGCAACTTGTCTAAGTTTAGCCATAAGATTTTCTCTTTGAGCTTTTTCTTCAGCAAATAATTTTTTGTAATCTTCTTCTTGCGAAGTTTCAGGCTGTTTTTTCTTTAATTCTACCGTTTCAGCTAAAAGCATTTTGTTTTTATTTCGATATTTAGCAGCTTCAGCCGTTAGTCTATCGATTTCTGCTTGTAATTGAGATACGTCAGGTTGGTCTTCACCAACATTGCTTTCGCCTTCAAGTTCTTGGTTTGTAGTACTGTCAGTCATTTTTAACTCCAATTTGCTAATCTTACATTAGCGTTGCTGTTATTATTGAGCTTAACTCAATAGTGCGTTTTAATTTTCTATTTATAGATTTTTAATAGAATTGTTTTCTTTTAACTTTAAATCAGCTTCTTTCTCTGAAAGCTTTTCTACTTGCATTAAGTAATCTTTCTTAGTTGCAAGTCCAGCATTTATTTTAGTTATCCACAAATCAAGTTGTTCTTTTTGATTAACTGGCAATGAACTTTGTTCAAATTCAGCATAAAGAACTCCATTAGTCAATTCAGGATAAAGAACTGTTGTTACTTCATAAAAATGTTTAATTGCATCGTTAAAATATATAATTTGTGTTTCACGCAATGTTAAATTATCTATCTCTTCAACAATCAACTGAAAACCTGAACTTGCAAGTCCGCTACCAGCTGCTTTTAATTTAACAGACCAATCTGAAGCAATGTCAATTATTAACTTTGACATAACATCATAGATCATTGTTAAATCACTTTCAGGTCCTTTCCATTCAAATGTAGGACTTGTCCCATTACTTGATGGAACTAACCTAATAATAGAACCAAGACCAGCAGGTCTATTATTTTGTTTTGAGCCAACACTATTATAAGTTGTAATGTGTTCATTATATTCTACGACATTATAACCATTTGCAGGAGCAACGTCACTGTCTAAAAATAATTGTTTAACCATTTGCCATTTCATAGCATTTTCTACATCAGTCAACCAAAGATTGTACATCTCTTGAAATGAAAGTAAATCTTCTGGTAACTCTGCCCAAACACCACATCGTGGTTTTGCTTCATCATAAAACATTGTTGCCGGAACAATGCCATGTGGATTTACTACTTGAAGTAAGATAGTTTCTTTAAAACCGTCAGGTTTATTTTTATCAACTGCAATGTCAGTGATAAAGTTTAAATCAATATGTCTGTATGTAAACTGGTTTTTGTCGTCGGCATCATCATAGTCATCATTTGAAGTAAGATATGCAAGTTCAATTATCTGAGTTTCAGCAGCATTTTGAACAATAACAGTATTTCCACGGTGCAGCAATCTCGGCTTCAATATATCTCCGCGTTTACGGTTGTAACGATATATGCCTTGTTCAGTTGTCACACCGTCTGGTATAATTCGCTCTTGTAAAACGCAAGTAGATTTTAATAGACGAGTATATCTTCTCTCATTATGAAAGAATGATATCCAATCAGCTTGGTCCATTAAGTCATTGAAAGTTGGGTCGTCAAAGCCTTTATTAACTCCATTTGCCCAAATTTTCAACATTGGTGGCTTATTAAATAAAGTAGAAGATTTGTTAATGATACCAGACATAAAATTTCTAACTCGTGGTATCATTCCAGCGGCTTCCCAATTTTCTCTTTTACCATAAGCTTTATTAGATAAACCATTTAATGTGTCTATTAAGTATTCTAATTGATTGCCTTCATACATATCAATTAACTTATTAGCTAAGCAAGCCTCATCATCAAAAAAGTCTTTATAAGTAATCATTCATTCCTCTAAATTTTTAAGTTATAATGCGAATTTGCGCAGGTCTATAATTAGTGATGAGTGGTTCAAGTGCATAACGTAAAGCATCAATACAATGATTATTTTTATCAACAATTTCATTTTGTATCTCACCTGTTAATCTATCAACTTTGAAGCTATACTTTTTAAGTTCTTCAATAGTTGCAACACAACTTGGAGCAACAAATATATTTCTAAATGATCTAATGAAAGCGACTCCATCTTCTATTGAGCCCGGACCCTTCTTACATTTAAAAATACTTGGTAACCCATTATTTTGCAAATAAGCAATAGTGTCAGGCCTTGAACTGTCACCACGTACTTTATATCTAACAATTTCTGGAGCAACTTCAAATATCTTTTCCAAGATTTTATCATGTCCAACAAAACTTTCAGACCAATCTTTTTCTATATACAAATCATTGTCAAAAGTCCAGCACTTAACCATCGTACTTGGATCTTTAAAACCAAAGTCCATACCAAAGTACGGCCCATTCCAATTTGACATTGGTGTAAATTGTTTTATATGCCACTTCTTGTTAAAAATAATAGCTTCTGAGTGCTTAACACATTTACCAAGCCACTTATGCTCATACAAGTCATAATCATTTAACTTGTCGGCTTTCATCTCATTAAGTAAAACTTCAGGGAACCAAGGATTGTCCCAAAAGTTAATCTCTACTGCTATGATATTGTCTTCATATGGATTTAAAACAAATCTATCATAAACTGGATCATCTTCATGTCTTGGATTTAAACTAAACCAAATCTCTGCATTAACATTACGAATTGTCGGTGTCAAAATTTCAAGGCTTGCTTTAGAGATTGTTTGCGCTTCTTCAACCCAACAAATGTCAATACCTTGTAGTGATTTTACACTGTCTGGATTTGTTCTAAGTCCTTTAAAAATAAATTCAGAGCCATTAATACAAGTTATCTTTCTGTCTGTAACTTTAAAAAACTTTTCTAACTGTAAATTTTCTATAGCTTCACGTAATAATTGATGTACACTCTCAGTAATAGAGTTTTGAAATTCACGTGTACATAAAATTCGTTTTTGCTCTTTAAAAGCAAGCATTACTAAGGCAATTGCAATACTTGTTGATTTACCAGAACCACGACCGCCATAAAAAACTTTATAACGACTTGGTGTAAAGCAAACAGTCATTTTTTCTGGCAAAGTTACATCAATTTGCACTTAATTCAGTTTTGCTATTTATAACATTAAAAATGATCTGCTCAGAACCGCTATTAGTCAATTTAACTTCAGTTTCAGTTGGCATTGCTTTATAACTGTACTTTGCAATCTGCCGAGCGCACTCAAGACGAACTTGCATGGGTTGCAATTCATCTAACATAGTATCAAACCAAAAACGTGCGGGTGTTAAAATTGTGCCATTAAGATAAGCTTCTTTATAGTCACTGTCTTGAAATAAATCATTAAGCAACCTTGTGCGATAATTAAGCGAACCTTGAGCACGACCGCCATGAATTTCTGGATCTTTTAAATTTTTTCCTGAATTCTTATTACCAGCCATTCTCTTTGTTTTTTAATCAAGTTCATGTTTCAAAGTGAAACGATAGCCAGTTTTTATCACTATTAATGGGATAAAAACTAATTGTTTTTTCTTTCTTTTGTTCTTTCATATATTGTCTTGCAACAACTTTAAGTTCTAACTAAATTACTTTATTTTCATAAATTAGTACCACGTTAAGGTATTTCTGGGTAAGCGACGTGGATACTGCTTACTAAACAAGGAGACAATTATACTTAGTAAAACTTAAAGCTACAGACCTAAATATAATTCAAAACAAATTAAGCAATAACCTTTTAATCATAATTGTCTTGTTACAATGAATTGTCTGTAGCTCAATTCATAACTTTTACTAATAAATCGGCAATTCTTTTAAAACGACCGAGTTCTTCTACTTCATATTCAATATTTAAAACTTCTTTTTCAGCCTGCAACTTTAAATCATAAAGTTTGTCTAAATCTTTTGCTCTATTTATTAATTCTATTTGCTTATTATGCTCAAGATCTATAACAATTGCATAAAGTTTAATGAAAATTTCTGGATTTAAATTAATATTATTATTAGTACTAAGAAAGTCAAAGATCTCAAAAATATGTTCTTTAACGAGTGCAAATTCATGTTCGCGCTTAAGGTCCGGTTTATTTTGATAAAATGCAACATTGTTTGCAAGTAATTCTAAAATGTCTTGAATAGTAATGTGCTTATGTAAAAAGTCAAATTCAGTTAGCATTATAAACCTCTTTCAGCTAAATTGTAAATTACTAAGCCAGTTGCAATACTAGCTATAGTAACAAATGGAGCGATTACCATGCCCCAAAAGATAAAATAAAGGGTGGCTGCTGTTGTAGCCGCAATTAAAATGTTATTTGTTAACATTGTAGGTCTCCTAAGTTTTTATTTGAATGTGTCCAAGTACTTTTTCTGTAAATTCATTGAAAATTGAGCTGATTTTTGTAAATCAACTCCTTCTTCATTTAGGTGTTTCAAATCTCTTTCATAACGGGCACGAGCTGTTAGAAATTTTTCAAATAGTTTGGTTCTGTTCATTATAAAAAGTCTCTCTAATAGATTTAAAAACGTCTGGGCCAGTGTATTGTTTAAAGATTATTTTACGTCTAATCTTTTTAGCAACTAAATTAGCATCATCTTGATTATTTATAGGACCACAGTTGCTAACATATGGCTCAATAAGAAATTCAACATTGATATTATTTTTATCTTCATAAGTAGGGGTTTCAGTTGAATTAAAAATTGCTCGGTTTATTGCTTTATGTAAAGCTTTTACATTTACATTATTTGCTTTTGCTGCAGTTTTAATTGTACTATATTGTATGCCATTTACAATTAAACTTTTTTTATGGACAAGTTTGTTTGTTGAAAAGTATCCATTATAACTTTTTTCGCCAAACTGTTTAATTAAGGTTTTTTCTAAATCTGTAGCAGCAGCTTCGGTGTTTAATAGATAAAGTTCAATTTCAAAATCTTCCCAGTTATCATTATTGATAAACCAAGAAGTAGAAGACCCATTTCCAAGTAAATGTTTTCTAAGTCTGTTGAAAGGTAAGTTTGATTTGCCAACATAACAAAAGCCATTCTTTTTGTTTTTTAAGATATAAACTGCTGGTCTTTCATAGCGATTTAAATCAGCAGAACTTTTAAGTTTTAATTCTGGAAAAGTTTCTTTTGCCCAAGTAGTTAAGAAGTAGGTTGATTGTTTTGTTTGTGCCATTGTAATTTCTCCTTGAAATATTAGTAAGTAATTTTCTTACATAATTATTTATAGGAAAAATCATTTTTTGAAAAGCAAAAAGGGGAAATAATTTCCCCCTTTTTCAAAATGTTGCTTAATTTTTATCTTGGCCAAGTTGAAGTAAATGTAGAGCCAGGACCGATTGACATTGCTGAAGCGCCAGCAATACCAGTTCCAGTTGTAATTGCATAGCCATTTACGACTTGTCCATTTAATACTGAAATGCCACTTGAAGCTGAAGCTGAACTGTAGCTAATTCCAGTTCCATTTAATGTAGTATTAGTTCCAATTGAAGAACTTGAACTTACGGCAGCTGAAGTAGTACCTGGTAGACCAGTTAAGCCGGTCCAAGAATTTGCAAAAGCAGAAGTTGTTGATAAAAGTGCGATTGTTAATGTTAAGTATTTCATTTTATTTCTCCAATTAGTATTATTTCAAAAATTCTTCATCAATGCCAGCTTCAAATAATTCAAGTTGAACTTCTTTTATTCTGTTTTGTCCACTAATTTTATTTATAGCACTGTTTAAGTTGCTATAAACTTTCCTAAGATATTCTATCACATTTTCATTGATAGAATTTGTTGATTCAGCTTGTAGATTTTTTACATAACTGAGTACTATTTCTTGTTGAAGTTTTAAAGTTTCAACTGACTGCTTCATTTTGTTAACCCACATTTATACTGAGATTTCAGTAATTTATAAATATTTGCTTTTTGATTTGCGATTAATTTATTTTTCATTTTTAACACTCCTTGTTATTTCAATGGAAATCTAAACCACTAAAAATATACATATTTCCATTTTGATTAGTTATTAACTCATAATTTTTATTTAAATCATAGTAGTTTACTCTAAGGTGTTTATTAGCTAAATCAATTAAGAGATCAACTAATTGACAAATTAAAAATATTAGTGTTCCAATATGATTATCAAAATAACGAATGATCATAACTAATCTTACTTATTTAGTAAATCTATTTTTGTATACTCATCACAGAAAACTTCACTAAAGCCAGCTAACCATGGATGAGGTACGTGTGTACATTTCCAATTGCCTTGTTGAAATGCAATTTGGTATTTCATTAAAATAAATGTAATGATACCAATTATTAAAAGCGGAATAATGCAGTGTAAGTTCATGGAAATTATCTTTTCTTTTTTCCTCTACGTAATTTTTTTTCAATAAATTTAATTTTTAGTTCTGCAGTTATTTCTGCGTTAGATAAACCAAGTGTGCTGTCAACAAAGCGTAAAGTTGTATTTGTCAATTCATTGTGATTTTTATAAAGAATTTGTTCTACTTCTGTGTATTCGCCTTTTTTATAAATTTGTTTATTTGCTGGTAAATTTACCGGAACTAGTTCTTTAAATTTGCTGCCGCGTACTAATTGGATAAAATCAACTTGTTTTTCAAGATAGTTTTCTAAATAAACGCAATCTTTTTTAATAATGCCATAATTAAGTAATACATGGCGAGCAAAATCAACTGGAGCTAGTTCTTTTTGTTTTTTCTTTAGAACTGAAGATGAATGAATGTACTTTTGAACTAAATTAATTTGTTTAATTAAACTTTTAATAAAAAAGTCATTTGTACAAATGTGTATTTTTGAAATTGATTGATTTGCATAATTTGCAAGTAGCCAATTAAATAAAATTTCTATTCTGGCATGAAATTCATTTTTTGACTGGTCATCAAGTGCTGTAATTAATTCGACTTGATTTGAATAAATTTCATTGTTGTCTTCTAAAATTTCAGTAAGAGCAACTTGGTAATAGTAATTTTTTTTTGTATGATCAAGTGTTGCTCTTGTATCAATAAATGTGCTGATTTGAATTAATGTCATTTTTAGCTCCTGGGGAATGAAAATAAAAAAGCCGATATACCAAGTAGTTGTTCCTCCCCAGGAGCTGGTCTTGATAAATCGGCTTTCTTGTATATATTTATTTTTACCTGGGGAGGTATTAAATTAATTATAACATTATTTATAGGAAAAGTCAATTTATTTGTTGAATAAATTGGCCTATTTTGTTAACTGGTATGAATTTTATTATTTACAAATAAGAAACAATAAAATTAAGTTGTACTGAGGAGAGGAAAAGTTGCATCTGCCCATGTCTACATGTAAACAAAATTGATCCATGTAAAATTGTATGTCTATACAAGTTATACAAGTTATTAAAGTTATACAAGTTATACAAGTTATAGAAGTTATAGAAGTTATAGGGAAATTTAATTTGATTAAATTCAACAACTTAGACAACTTTTTCCTGTCAAACGAATGAGTAAAAATTACACATCCATACAAATTACAATGCGCCATTCCGCTTTTTACGGAGTTTTGTGATTTTTCACCAAAGAGCCATTACCAGACAGTTTACTCAAAAAAGTACCTCCAAAATCTCACCATTTCTTATTGATTATCAGCTGTTTCGTACACCAAACTAATCAATAATGAGCAGCCCCGTGACGCAATTTCCAGAAATTTTGTCAAATTTCTCACATAAAAAAGGAGACAATTAAGTCTCCTTTTTAATTTTAATCTTACTTAATAACAGGTCTTAAAATTTTATTATTACTTCTATCCCTAGTAATCAAAAGATAAAGTAAAGCCTATTGATGAACTCTGTATTATTGTGCTGAAATTTTTGTTTTTTCTATCATAAATTTCTCCTGAATAAGTAATTCAGACATTGATTTTATGACTTTTTGAAATAAACTTAACATTGAGCAAATTTGTTCATTTCTTTACTAATAAAACTTTAATTTGTTTTAGCAATGATTGCTTACCAGTTAAAACAATAAACCAGTTTTGGAATTTAATCAGCCACAAAAATACATAGTGCGGCCAATTCAACTAATTGTCTGCCACATCATTGCCATTTGCAAATCAATCGTTGTCATTGAAAACTAGGGTGCCTATGCTACGCCCTATGATGTATTTATAACACAAATCAGTCAACTTGTAAAAACAATTGTCGTTCAGCAAGTCGTCTTATGAGTAGCCCTTTGCTTTTGGCACCATTTACCTTTGCCCATTGTAGAAATTGAGTTGCAGCGCCTGTTAAATCACCAGCATTTATCAATTTTAGCATTGTTGATTTTTTAAAAGCACCAATACCAATATTATAGACAAAACTAATTAGAGCACACATCTGATTTGCAGTTAATTTTACTTTTATAAATTTAGACAAGTCATCTTGAATTTTTTCAATTTCAATGTTTAGTAATTTATTTGCTTTTTCTTGTGTAATAGAAGTGCCCTGTTTAACCCAGTCACCCGTTTGCCCATAGCCAATGGTCCATACATTAGCTGGGCATTTGTAAGCACTGAGGTGACAACCTTCAAATTGAGCTATTAACTCAGCCGCTTTACTTAACATTTTGTTTTAGATATGCTACAGCAAGTTCAATTAACAAATTTATTAACCAAGTTGCAAGATCAACGCCCATTTCTTTTAATAGTTTTAAGCAAGCTTCTTTCTTTTCATTGCCTGGGGTATTTGGGTCATCTTGTAAATTAACCGCAGCTTTTACACGTGACCAAGTTGTATCGTTACTAAGTAAAATAGCAAGTTGTTTAATTGCTGCTTGTTGAATTGTTTGTTCTATTTTCATAATTTTACCTTTTTATTTGATATGAGTTTTTCTAATGTGGTCCAGAGGATGTTGTGCTTATCACACCAGTCTCTATACCGGGTTTTTGAGCGCTTGTTAATTAGTTTGTTTGGATCTTGAAAAACAAAGCAAAATCTCTTTGCTAAGTTTGGATTTTGTTGAAGAACTGCAAGAGTTTTTGATCGTGTTGCTTGGTCCAGTATACCTTTTGTTTCTAGAATTAATCCGTCCATTTCCCAGTCTGGTGTATAGACGTGTTCAGTTGTGTAGTTAAATTTAAGTTCTTCATAAATCGCTTCAGGAAAGTGCCGACTAAAGTCTGCTTCAAATTTTGAACGGAATTTTTTAATCTTTGCCATTTTAAATCTCAGTTAATTCGGCTTTCATCAATGTCTCGTCTTTTTACCTTGCGACAAAAATTATTTTTACAAATGTCACAATTATAATGAGGTACTGCATTAGAATTGTTTAGTGAATGAACAGTAATTTTCCAATCTTTTAACCTGTTATATCCATGTCGATAAGTGTTACTCATAAAAAGCTTCGCAGAAGATATTTGCACCATTCTTTCCAAGTTTTATTGGTTTATTGTTGAATTTAATACATTCAGGTTTTTTCTTCCTGGACGTTGAATTCTTAGTGTTTTTCCCACAACTAAATTTTGTCATTTCCTTTTGCTTTTTATTTTTATTTTACAGCATGTTCAACCCAAAAACTTAGTAGATAGCCAATACCACCTATCAAAAGACCAGCAACTGCTAAAAGTAAAGTAGTAAATTTTTCTTTTGTTTGACGAGCAGTTTCAAAACTTGCCATAAAAATGTCTAGCTTTTTATCAATTCCGACAAATGCATTTGTCAAAGTTTCAAGTGCAGTGTCAACATGTGCGTGTTTTTCTGAGATTTTAAGTTCAATTGCTTCAACTCTAACTTCTATTTTAGCTGTTTTATTACTATTACTATGAACAGCCTCCCAGATTTTGTCTTCTCTTTCGATCATTTTATTTTTCTCTTTGGCTTTTTACTTTATGCCAACTTTTGAAGAAGTAACGCAAGTCATTATTGCATTAAAAACACCAAGAGCAGCATAACCTCCGCCTATTAATTGAGATAGTTGCTCAGGGTCAATACTGATATAATAACCAGCACCCTGAGCAATTACAGTAACTGAAACAACAAGACCAGAAATTAAATTTGTTGTTAAAGTTCTATTTTTCCAAGTAGCACTATTTGTTAATTGTTTTCCAATTTTAAATGCTTCAAAAAAAGCTTTGTATTCGTTTATCATTATTTGTATTTTTATAAAATTAATGTAAGCTCATCGTCTTCTATTGCTAAAGTACTTTGATGATTTTCAATTATGAGCCGTGTTGGTTGTTTTTCAAGATATAATGTATTTGTTATAACATTATATGAAACACTGACATCTTGTCCGTCAAGCACATATTTATCACCAATCTTGACTGGTCTATTTAATCTAATATTTTGTATTTGAAATCTGTTCTGAGATACTAATGGATTTGGTGCAAACCCATTTAGCACTAGCGTACCAACTGGAACCTCTATCCAATTATTTGTTGTTACAATTACAGTAGGCGAATTAGCAGAAATAAATGCTTCACCAACTGGTATATTAACAACTTTGCTGTCTGAAATAATAATAACTGGTGTTTGAGTTATTAGAACTGCAGATCCAACTGGTATGTTAACTATTTTGTTGCCTGAAACATAAATGACTGGCGAATAACCCGTAGTACTGATTGACGCAACTGGCACAGTAACATAATTATTGCTGACTACAACTGGAGCAAATGAGCTTGTTGTTATAGTTGCAGTAGGTACTTGTATTACATTATTGCTGACTACAACTGGAGCAAATGAGCTTGTTGTTATAGTTGCAGTAGGTACTTGTACTACATTATTGCTGACTACAACTGGTGCAAATGGGCTTGTTGTTATAGTTGCAGTAGGTACTTGTACGACTTGATTGTTAGAGACGACAACAAGATTGTCGTCTAAGTTAGTAATACTATTACTACCAGTTTTTATGTAAGGTGTTAATGTTTGATATTCAACTTGACCACCCCAAACATAAATGCCATCGCTACCATTTGCAGTTCCACCTGCAATATATGGTCTTGCTGATATACCATTATTGCCGGCGCCATTAGTTGTATATAAACAACTACATCTATACCAACCACTACCAACAGAAGTAATTGTACTAACACCTGAACCCTGTGTAACTGTTCCAGCAGATAAATCAAATATTGGACTAGAACCAGTCCAGTTATTTCGAAACATCATTTTGGTTATAACTGAACCAGCTTTAGCATAAACACTAAATGTTGCAGTTAGACCTTGTTTACCAGTTTCACTTGTTTGGCCATGTAAAATATAACCAGTTGCATCATTAGCATTATATAAAATCCCACTATTAATAATCAAATAATCAGCGGTAGTCGTTCCATTTGGAGCTGCAATGACATCATTTGTAGTAGTTGCATTTAATAAAGAAGTTGAACTTTCCGAATTAATAAAAAAGTTCTGACTACCACCGGCTTTAATTGTTATTGCTATGTACGGTACTTGTATTATCTTAGCAATAATAGGTGCAAATGCATTAGTTGCAATTGTTGCTAATGGAACAGTGATAAATTTATTATCAGAAACAGATATACTTGGTATAAAACTTGTTGCAGTTATTGTTGCAACAGGAACACTTACTGTTTTGTTATCATTTACATTTACTGTTGGTGCAAAACTTGCAGTACTAATAGTTGTAATTGGTATTTGTATGACATTATTATTGACTACTATTGGTACAAATGGGTTTGTTGTTAAAGATGTAACCGGTACTTGAACTACATTGTTATCAATAATAACTGGTGCAAAACTCGTTGCAATTATTGTTGTAACAGGGACACTGATTAATTTGTTATTTGAAACAAGTGCAACTGGTGCAAAACTTGTTGCAGTTATTGTAGTAGTTGGTACTTGAACTACATTATTATTAACAATAACTGGTGCAAAACTTG